AAAGATTAAAACCTCTTATGTACAATTTTGATATAGCTTGGAAACACTATAATGAAACCACTGGAGCACGAGCTGCTTTTGGAAATGTTGATTTATTTCGTACGAGTTTAAAAATTCAAAAAACTTTGCCTAGTGAAGGTTATCACGTATGGCATGTAGAGCACAATGAAGGATACGAAAATGAACCTAGGGCTTTTGTTTTTTCTGTTTATTTAAATGATGTAGAGGAAGGTGGAGAAACAGAGTTTCTTCATTTTTCAAAAAGAATAAAACCTAAAAAAGGTAGAATAGTTATTTGGCCTGCAAGCTTTCCATATGTTCATAGGGGTAATCCACCTATCTCTGGAGAAAAATATCTTTTAACTTCTTGGCTAGTATTTAGACCATGAACAAATACATAAAATGTATTAATTATTTAGTTAATAAAAAGACTCAAGAAATCTCTCATCATGATAAAAATCTTTTTCAACATTTAGTTAATGTTTATAACAAATTAAGAAAATGGAAATGTGAAGAAGATATATGTTATGCTGGTTTATTTCATTCTATTTATGGTAACGAATATTTTCAACAAGAAACAGAAAGTAATAGAGATGTAATAAAAGAATTAATTGGCGATAAAGCTGAAGGTTTAGTTCATTTATTTAATCAAAATAGAATTCAAAATAAAGATATTAGAATAATATCTTTGGCTAATCAATTAGATCATACCTTTATTAATGTTTTTGATAATTATTTAGATAAAGAACAAATCGATACAAACTATTTTTATTTTAGAGATATGGCACCTTGGAAATTTATAGGGTCGGCTAAAGATCCTACTAAATGGAGAAAGTTTAATTATTTTTTAAAATTTAAACATAAGATAGAAAGAGATTTAAAAAAAGAAACTGAAAATATATTAAGTAACATGAATATATTAGATTTATTGGAATTAGAAAGAGCGTATGCTAGTGCAAACCCTTATGGAACTGTACATGAATCTCATACAGATTGGGAAGAACACGTAAGTGGTATAACAATTATGTATTATTTAAACAATGCGTGGGATTTAAAATTTGCAGGCGAAACTGTTTTTTACGATAGTTGTAGTCAAGATATACTTAAAAGTATTATTCCTAAACCTGGAAGAGTAATTGCTTTTGATGGGAATATAGAGCATTGTGCTCGAGACGTAAGAAGAGATCTTAATGATTTAAGAATGGTTTTAACTTTTAAATATAAAATATCTATTGATTAAGATGAGTAAGATGTAGGTCTTGGACCTAATCTAGCTATTTTTTCATCAGTAGTTTCATCTCTCATGGTTTCTGAACCTACTGGATCCTCTACTAAATGATTACTTTCATCCCAATCAGTTTGTAGTTGAAGTAAATGAGCTTCGTCCCATTTATTAATAAATTGTTGAAAATCTAATCCCTCAGTTGCTAAAGAATTGTGAGGCGTGCTATCTCTATGTTCTACTTCATCGTTAACATTAGCAGCTCCTTTTTGAATAGCCCAAATATTTTGAAAAGCAGTAGTTGCCCAAAAAGCATCATCATCAATTACATACATAGCTCCCGCGCCATCACCAGAATGTTTCATGACTGTTTTATCTTCAAATACTACTGTCCATGCTGCGTTTGTTGTCATAATTCTCCTATGTTTTAATAATATATACTACAGTTAAATAAGGTTGTAACACCGAAGTTGCATCTCCTGTGAAAGTTGCACTCATATTGTGAGAGTGTCCACCACCACTTCCGTTGTTATTAATACGGCTATTGACAATAGCTAAACCACGTTGTCCAGGACCTTGTAAAGAAAAGTCATTAGCTTGTGATGGAGATGGGTATTTAAAGTTACCTGTGTGACTGTGCGATGCAAGTTGTGGAGTTGATAAGGTTGCATTTGCCGTTGACCCTCCAATATTTCCAGTTGATGTTACAGTATTTGCTCCGCCTGTGGAAGCTAAAGTTTTATTAGGTGATTTAGAAACCGCTACGTTGTCTTGTAAATCAGGTACGTTAAAAGTAGATGAACCATCTCCAGTTCCATAAGTTGTACTTACGACTGCGAATAATGCAGAGTAAGTTGATCTTGAAACTGCCTGTCCGTTACACTCTAAAAAACCAGTTGGAATTGATGAAGAAGACCACGGCACAATAGTTGCTGTAGGAATTCCTTCGATACCTGTAAGATTAGCTCCGTCGAAATCGTATTTTGTTGCTTCGTAATTTGACATATTATTTCTCCGTGTAAGTCCATCCTGTTGTAGCGTCTCCTGAGAATACTAATCCAAAAGCTGCACCTTGTGTGTTTACCACAAGATCCGATGCTGCGTTAGCTATATTAGAAGAGTTTCTTCCAACAGTCAATGCGTTAGTATTAAAGTCGTAACCTTGATCTACAAAATGAACTTCGTCTCCTGTAGCTGGCGACGCTGGAAGCGTGATTGTAACTGCTCCGCCATTTGTGTTTACTAAAAGTTTTGCACCAGCTTGAACTGTTTCAGCTGCTGAAACGGCTCTCCATTTTCTATATTCGTTTGCTTTAACAACGTTGGTGCCGTCTGAATATAGCGTATAACAATTTCCTTCACATAAAAGAACACCAGTACCTGATGAAGTTTTAAAAGTTAAAGTGTTTCCTGCATGGTCACAACCATCAATTACGGTATAAACTTTTTCTATCGAATCTGGAATAGTAACATTTAAATTAGAAGCTAATGTACCTGTTAATTTTATAACTTCATTTTTACCATTTGATACCGCACCGTTGGTAAAAGTAAGTGCTCTATTGGCATTAGTTACGTTAAACGTATCGTAACCACCAATTGCTTGTTCTAGAATTAATAAATTTGTATTTGTAATTTGTCCCCAAGTTCCTGAGTTTTCACCGGTAGCTTGGACTGTAAGTTTTAAACTCGCTGATGTTGAATTCGCCATATTAAATTCCTTATATCGTTTATTTTATAAAAATAAAGAGTTGGTGTCAAACTCTTTATGCAACGACTTCCAACCATCCAGGTGGGTCTATTGGTGCGTTTCCTGTAGGAACTTCATTCCAGATTAGAGCATTAGCACTGTTTAAATTCATAGTCAAGCCAAATCCAGTAGGTGTTGCCGTAACGTCTGTAAACGCGGTTGCTGAAGCAACTCTAGAAAGCATACCTATTCCAGTTACATTTACAGGTGTATTTAAATCAACTGTTTCATTACCTAAAGCAGCTGTCATAGCTATGCCCGTAACTGAAAGACTAACATCTCCTTGCATTCCAAGGGTACCTAAAGCACCTATCATGAAATTACCTGTGATAGCTGCATCAGGTGCAGGGTCAACAACACCTAAAGTTAATTGAGCTACATTTAAAGTATTAGCAACAATAGTTGCGTCACCAGTAACTTCTGTTGGAGATCCTAAAGATGCAGTCATTGCAATTCCAGTAACGTCTACTTGTGCAGAGCTACCAGCATCACCCCAGTCATTTATTGACCAGCCAAGTCTACCCCAACCTTCGTTGTTAAATGCTTCAACGGTTCCAAGTCCCATGGTAGCTCCGATACCAACTGCCATTGCATCGGGACCAGCATCAACTGTTCCTAAACTATTTGTAAGTGAAAAACCGGTAGGTTGAACTAAAGCTAAACCTTCAGCGGTTACGGTCCCCAGACCTGTCGTTAATGTTTGATTGTTATTTGTAGATGGACCTGTGTTAGCATCAGCTGATGTAGTAACACTTCCAAGATTTGCAGTGACAGCGTCACCTGGTGCTATAAGAGTACCTGCGATACCCCAAGCTTGTTTTCCCCATTCAACACGACCCCAACCTAAATTAATTTCAGTTGAGCTTGACTCGTCTCCGAGTGCTGCGGACATACCAAACCCTGTAGGAATAACCGTAGGATTGGCGTTATCTCCCCATTGGTTTTGACCCCAAGAGCCAGTATTCCAAGTTCCTGTTGCCATAGGAGTTTACCTCCTATTTAACCAGAGATTCTTAAAATCGCTGCTGTTGATGTTGGTGCTGGAAACTGAACTGTAAACGTACCTGAAGTAGCTGTTTTATCTGCTCCGAAATCTAAAACACAAACTGCAGAATTTGTAGTAGCAGATGATGTATTGTAGATTAATGCTCCTCTAGCTGTCAAAGTAACGTTTTGAAATGACAAATCAGCAAAATCCGCTCTTGCAACACCAGCTGTTATAGAAGTTGGGTTGTTAACAAGTGCACCGCCACCAGCTGAATAGTTAGATGATGTAACTTCGTTAGTTGGTGCGCTAGTTAATAGAGAAGTTGTTGCTGAGTTTAGAGTAGCAGAAGAAGTATAAAGAGCTAACTTATATTTATCGCCACTAGATTGTGAAAAATTAGAGTCACCTTCTAATAGTAATTTTTTAAAGTTGTTTGCAATCGCTTGTGTTATAGCCATAGTTTTCTCCTTACTGTTTTCCTATTCGAGGAACACCTGCTTGGTATTCATCTCGTCTTCGTCTTCCCATTTGTTCGATTGAGAATCCTTTGACGGCTTCAACATATTTTTTATCATATAACTGGAGCATGTCAACGGGTCCTTTTAAAAATCCGTAAGCCTCAATTAGGCATGCATACAATAAGCCATTGGGAAATTCTGTGCTTAAGTATGTAGTGGTAACTGTACTTGATAATCCAGCTGGTTTCAAGATATAATTTAACTGAATGGTATAAGTTTGATCTGGAGTCGGAGCCACTACTATTCGAGTCTCATCCCAATTACTATAATATTTTGGTACTCCTTGAGCCGCAGTAGGATTAAATTCTGACATAAAACTAGTGTCTCTGAACTGTAAAAAATCTCTGTTTTGATCGGTAGATGGTAAAGCTGTATCTACAATTTGAGCGGATCTAATTACCAATAAATCTGTAGGAGTGTCTATAAATCTGGTGCCAGCTACTAGATTAGCTGAAACATATCTTCTATTGTTATCAGAATCTACTTCCCGTAAAATTTTAAATTCTGCATTTTCTATAAAGCCGTTTACAATGGTATCTGTTAAAACGTTACTTGATACTTCAGTGTAGTCTCTAATTTTTGTTTTTAATTCATCGTATGTCATGATATATTAATTGTTACACTCCCTACTCTCATTAATGCTTGTCTTGCATTACTGACTGTATTTGGATTTGCTGGAACCATACTTCCATCAGTAACAGTTTGAAATGCAAAATCTCCAGGCAAAGTTAAATCAGCAATAATTCCTCCGCCTCCTCCAGTTAATAAATTAAATTTTTGTGGTCTTGGGTGTTGTAATCCTTGAGGGTCCGCTGA